TGTCTTTTTAATCTCATGCGGGTATCATATACATTCTTGTACTGTTCTGGTTTTCGTGCTGCTCTGGTAACCAATCCCCACCCAATCAGCATTGACGGATAGTATGCACCAACGTCTACATGAAGAAGCAACCCTTTAGCATGGATAGGCTCAGCAGTCGCACCGTGTATACCACCAAAGCCGAACGTGTGAGGAATACCCCCAACAATTGCATTAAGTGACCGATTGTAAAAGTACCGTGACCAACAATATGCATCATCTACAATGTATTTCCACGATTCTTTCATGTATTTGTCACGTTCTTTTTGTGTCTTGGCTCCTGATTCTTTCTTTTTGCATTCTGCATATTTTGCTTGCATTTCAGAAGTACAATCTTTAACCGCTGACGCAAACCAGTCCATGACATACTTGTATTTCTTCAACTGGATGCACGGAAGAAAGAAATAGTCAAATTCATCTTCAAACGTGGTCTTGACACAATCTAATACTTTGGCTGTAATTCTTGCTTCCGAATCACCGATGCAGGAGAGTGGAATATAATCAAATGCCTGTACAATACCGTGCATAGCGTTAAAATCGTCAATCTTTTCTAAGAATACTTTTATTGTCTGTTCCACATCATGCCGACAATATTTTTCAGTTTCTTCAAGTTCGCCCTGTGTCAGCTTTCTATCTATATCAAAGGGGACACTTGATTCTTTAATATTTGAACCAAGAAAACCTTCCATTGTTTTCAAGCCAACAGGCGGGTTTGGCATCACGTCATAGTTAATCATTGGAATTTTATTGAATGCAGATGAAATCTGCCAACCTTCTTTTTTCTCAATAACTATCTGGTCACTTATTCTTTTAGGGTCAAGACCTAACATGATACCCTTCATTACATACTGGTCATAGTGACGGTTGTTAAAACCAACCCATATATTGCCTGTATTTGCCTCATATAAGGCTTTTAATTCATCAGGGTTATTGATTATCACGTGTTCTGTTTTCCGTGCTACATCAATGAAAACAGCAAGCCAGTCATACTTGAAAACCTCAAAATCATAAAAGATAATAACAATCACCCACCTTTCTAAATTCTAATTTAACCTATAAATAAGCTTCATCTGGTGCAACTACACCGTCTTTTGTTATTACAAACGACTGATGATATTCTAACTCCCTAATGATTGCCGTAATTGTCTCAAATGCATTTTGCAATTCAAGGAAGCGAGTTATAAAACCTATTACCTCTGTATACAAATACATCTGTTGTTTTTTAGTGAGCCGCTCTAGCGCCTTGATTCTTATTTGTTTTTCTCTGTAAGTGTTACTTTTATAGATATTTTCGTTTTCTAAAAGTGTCACCATATCAGTGTCCGAAAGCATACAAGCCGCCGAATTAAACCAAGCAATTCCAGTTTGATTACTTTCGTCCTCTTCACAGAACTTAATCTCTTTATAAGGCAAATTACGTCCGATTTTCTCTTTTAACCCCATAAGTTCATTCCACAAATCCGAAGCAATGATGCTCATTTCATTGATTTGGTCACTATAATAATCCCAATACTGGCTGCCCTTTTCAATTCCTGCATAATAATAATCTATAATTTTATCCAACTCATCATTTATTGACCATACATCTAATTTCTTAAATAATCCCATGTTTCATCCTTTCCTCAACTAAATTTTAATCTTCCCAACTTCCACAACTTTCCATGTAAGCAACTGTCTTTCCTTGATTTTCGGCATACTCAATTTCTGATTTTGTGCTTTCCCCGATATAACCATCCCTATTAATGACAAAGATAGTATCTGCCATATCAATTTTGCGTTTATGCATATCATCAAGCATCACCTTCTGACTATCCGATATCGCATCGCCCCAATGACCGAAGCATCCTACAGATATAACTATACATCCTCTTAAAGTAAGCTCTTTTTGTATTTTGATAAAATCATCCTTGAAACGAGTACTGCCGCACAACGTAACTACTTCGTAGTTTCCAACCATACTTTTCCCTTTCCCGGCTCCTGCCGTAAATTATTATTTAGTTAATGTACCCTTTCTGAAAATAGCGGTGGATGATGTGACCCAACCACCGCTTTCATATTTATTAAACTTTGCAGATACAATTTTTATAAATCATATACTTCTTTGATGGATACTGAATTGAACTTCTTAGCTGCATAATCAACTTCAATTTCCACTTTGTTCTGTATTTCCTGAAAGATATCCAGAATACATTCTGCAAAGTCCGAATAGTTGTAGAACTCCGGCACGGTTTCTGTTTCCAGTTTTTTAAGCCATGTGGTGACGGATTTTATAGCTTTGCCGTCATTCCACTTGTCACTGTTTTTATTACCGTAAATCACGCGGTTGAAGAAGAACATTCTGTCTTTGTGTTCACCTTCTTTGATTTTGAACTGAACCGCAAACATGGGCTTGTTCGTTTCCTTAGTCATGGTCAGTTCCATCTTCTCAACCCCAACAATATATGTACCATCCGGCACATCCTCAAAATCACTACCCTTGGATTCTTCTACTTCCTTCTGTAAAGCGTTTAAATCCACCTTTTCATCAAATGCGCTAAAATCTACTGCCATAATCCTTTACCTTTTTAACCTTTCTTTCTTTGATTAACGTGTTCTTCTTGTTCTGCGGGTACGTGTACCCTGTTCCCCTTCTTCCGGGTTATTAGGTGCTTTATCATTACCCTGTGCAATCTGCTTGATGCCCTCACCAAATTCTTCCTTGGTGATGACTTTTGCACCTTCCGGGATAGGTTCACCCTTACGTTTCATTACAAAGTTGTCATCTGCAGCAATGTAGAAGTAAGTGTCAGCTTCACAAACCGCTGCTCCCTGTTCAGCTTTTCTTTCATTGCGGGTACGTCTTGGCGGTGTTTCCAGTTCAGGCTTGTCAACCTTGTCAGCAATAGCGGTGTACTCATCAAAGGGAACTTCCTCTGCGCCACCAGTTGCTTCATCAACCGCTTGGTCAACTGCTTCCTGATAATCAGCCTTTTTCTGCTGATTTTCTGCTGCAACCTCATTGTGGGTCTTGCGTGTTCGACCTGTAGTCTTTGGTTCTTCATCTGCTGTCTGCGGCGGGGTTGTTTTTTCAGTGGTCTTTGTACCTCTGGCTTTTCTTCCAGCAGGCTTTTCAACCTCTGCTGCAACCGCTGCATCAGCTTGTGCAATTTCTGCATCCGACTTATATTCGCCTACTTCATAATAGTTGCGAATCTTATCTGCAACATAGTTCATGTCATTGTCGATTGCATAAGCCGGAAACATACCAATTGGGGATTTCACAGTGTCATTTCCGCTGTTCTGTGTATAGAAGTAGTACCTGGCTTCTGCCACCCCGGTTCTAAGTACAACCGTGAACAATCCTTCAATGGTGATTTTCTCACGTAGCAGCTTACCAATCAGTTTTACAGTGGTCAGACCGTTGTCAAGAGTTTCCAAATGGCTGTAATACACAACCACCACATCATCAGGAAGGTCTTTGCATACATCAATAATTTCAAAATAATTTGCACCAAAATCATTGAACTTGTCCCATCCTTTTTCCTGTATCCTGTTCATGTAGGGAACTGCCAGAATATATTGAAAATCATCAACCGCAATCAGCTTTTTCCCGGCTGCCGCCTGTTCCTTCATGAATTTTGTAATTTTGCGGGCATCCGTTACGCTGTTCAGCATTTCATACTTACCCTTGAACGGTAGCGGTTTGCCTACCGGATTGACCACTGCCGTTGTAGCCGGGTCACAATTTCTCAAACTGGTACTTTTACCCGTACCCGATTCACCAATAACTAATACCATCTGTGCCATTTTTACATTCTCCCTTCTATTTTTGCAGCGCGTTCCACTTTATTAATCAAATCATCAATTTCTTGGATATCAGAATCTTCAAAATAAAACCTAATTTTGTTTTTTCGCATCCAATAAAGAACTTTCAAAATAATCTTAATCATCATTATTCATCACCTGAACCTTCCCCGGTGTCACCTTCCAGTACCCGGCTTGACCACATATCAGCCCAATGCAGAAGCATATACAGCGGTGTTTCATGACCCTTGACCCCATAATTTGCGGTTTCATACAGACCATCATGGTATCTGATGGCAAATTCTTCTTCTTCGGTCAGGTCAATGAACAAGGTTGCCAGTTTGATACTGCGGGTTGCGTGGTCAAGCGGTAACAGGTTAGGGTTGCGTTTCCAAGGTTTCGCTTCTGACTGTTTAAACTTCTGGTTTGGTTCTGCCTTGGTGGGTCTACCGTCCTTAATCATGTTATGGACATACATTTGCTTACCGTAATCACCACATTTACCTAAATCATGCAGCAAAGACGTAATAATAACGCTGTCCTTGATCTCATTGAACTTTTCACCACCGTAGGCAGCTACACCGAATTTTTCCATCATCAGCAGCACATTAGCGGAATGTTCTGCAAGACCACCTTCACCACAGGCATGATTACCACCGGATGCCGGGGCTGTGAAGAAGCCGATTTCATCCATGAAATCAATCAGGTCATCCACACCATCCCTTCCAGTTTTTTTCAAAGACTGTTCAATCACTGTCCTTGGGTCAAACTTTGTTTCTTCTGCTGCAACAGTTTCTTCTTTCTTTGCCATAGCCTTAAATCTCCTTTTCTTTGATTAATTTATTTGATTCCATTCCTCAAGGAATGGGAAATCACAACGTAATATTGACGGTGGAACACCACCACTTAACCGTTCAATAAATTCTTTGAACTGTTCAAAGTGCTTCGGGTACAGTATCATACCAATACCCCCCGCTTTTTCAATTTGTCTTAGGTTGTAAAGTTGCAGGTCAGACGGTTTACCTTTGGATGCTTTTAATTCAATTCCTAAGAAGTACCCATTGCAGCACACCAGTAAATCAGGAATACCACTTTTGGTATAAGCAGCACCGCCCCAGTATTTTAAAAACCAAACACCCTTTTCCTTCAGGAACTTCTTAACCTTATTTTCAAAATTCTTTTCTTCTGCCATTTTATGTACCCCAATCAGATGAACTTTTTAATTTAAATAGTTCTTTAATTCTTAATTTGAGAAGAAACCACGTAGAAGGACAATCTTCCCACATCAACCGCTGACCACAATGGGGGGCAATAATTCATATCATCTTCAAGCATTTCGTCACATACTAAACAGTAAGGTTCAGCTTCATCCCCTGAAGAATAGTAAGACTGAAAAGCTGGTGTAAATCCCACTAATACAGGTTTGTTCTTCTTGAGTATTCCAATAAATTTTTTCATGTTTTTCACCTACCTTTCATAGTCTTTTTCCCACTGTCTATATGGGTTTGCTTCATCTAATTCATCCTGACAAACTTCACAAATTGTTGATTCTGCCGATTCATCCATGATGCACCCACAAACCACGCACCTTTTCATGCCAGCACCTTCTTTCCTTTCCGCTTGCACAATCCAGTGTCCCAAGCGTGTTTAATATTTTCAGCCTGTGTTACCCATTCTAATTGTGAAGCCCGGCAATCGTGCTTTATACCCCGCTTGTGATTCACAATTTTCTTGGTGTCAGGTTCAGGGTTGGGAACATGAGCGGTTGCAACCAAAATATGTAATCTGCAATTTTCACCATCCAGTTTTACCCTTAAATAACCGCTTCCGTCATCATACGGTGCCAGTAGTTTCCCAGTGCTGATGTTCCTGACCTTCGCCATGTTACTGATTTCATAGCCGGGATGATTTTCAATTATTTTCCAGCTTTCCCGCATCTGCATCACCTTCTAACTGTTCATTAAACTGCTGTTGAATTGATAGAATGTCTTGGGTATAACTGGTTTCATATATCCCTTGTTCCCACAACCGGGAAGCACCGTTTTCCCCCATGTTATAAGCCATCAAGACCATATCTGTATCTTGGTATTTTTCAAACAGCTTTCTAAGGGTAAACATCCCCGCTCTAATATTCTGATAAGGGTCAAGGAAGTCTGTCACACCAAGCATTTTCGTTAAGTAATCATGATTACAAGTGTTAATCTGCATCAACCCATAGTCCTGTGTATTGCTTACTGCGTTAGGTTGAAACTTGCTTTCATGCTGTATCATTGCCATGACAAGGGCAAAATCAACGTTGTATCCGGCTGCAAGGTAGAAGATAAATTCCTGTTCTTCCTCACTCATTGGCACATCAAGCGGTGTGAAATCCAAATCACCCGCACCCCAATTAATGGAAACTTCTTCTGTGGTGGACACACTTCCGTCATATGCCCCGAATACGGACAGTTCAAGTTGCACCTGTTCAATTGTCTGTTCTTCCTCATTTGGCTTGTTCTTGGCGATTATATGAGTTTTCAGGGCATATCCTGATACACCGCCGATAATGTAGCAAACCATACCGATAATGACCCAAGATAGGATGACGCGCTTACCAATGGCTGCCTTTCTAAGATTCCGATTCTTTGAATAGTTCATCTGTATAATCCTTTCCGACCTTCAAAGATTGAAGGTTATTTTCTTCCACGCTGCCTTTTACAAGCAGATAGTAGTAAAAGCACGTCTTGCTTTGTCCTATGCGGTGTATACGCTTCTTGGACTGCTCCCAAAGGTCACATGACCCTTTACCAAGTGGCAGCGTGTAATAAATGATTTTATTTGCCTTTTGGAAGTTCCCACCCATCGCACCCGCCTGATACTGGATGAAGGTAATGGAATCAGAACAATTTTCATAAGCGGTCAAGTCCTTTTTTGAACCATTCAGCACTGAGAAAGGTCTGTCCAATTCCTTCAAATGGTTCTGCATCCGGTTCAATTCTTCCGTGAAGTTGTAGAATACAATCAGTCTATCTTCTGTAGATTCCACCAAGTCCCGCAACCCCTGCAATTTATCTGTATGGTACTGACCACACAACTGTCTCGCATATAACATTTTGGTTAATGAGTTGTCACCAACAAGTTCCACCGTATCAAGTAGCAAATAACTGTTTTTGATGAAATACCTGTATTCCTTAGTTGGGGTGAACATAATTTTTTGTTCAATCTGTTCAGGAAGTTCAAGAACTTCTTCTGTTTTCATAAAGACTGCACCATGTTCAGCAAGTTTCCTTTTCAGATGCCGCACGTTCTTATATCCGGTAACAACTTCCCTCTGGAAATCACCCACATCAATCCATGTAGTTTCAACATAGCTTTTCCAGAATGCTTTCTTGGTTATGTCCCAGCCCAACAGCCGGACTTGTGACCACAACTTTTCATATTTCCCGGCTGTTGGTGTACCTGACAATAAAATCACGCTTTCAGGCTGCAATTCCAGCACGAATTTTGACCGTTTTGCGTTCTCATTGCTAATAAGGGAACTTTCATCAAGCATCAGCGTGAACCCAGTCATATGAGCGATATATGAGCGCCTGAATGCAAGTTCATAGTTGATTACCATTACACACGGTTCGTTAGGATTTTCAGCAAATGCTTTCCAATCGCTCTTATCCCACTTTGTACAGTCATAAACCATACGAAAATCTTCTTCATAGTACTTGGTGAGGTGGTCAACCCAGTCATCTACTTTTGACTTCTGGCAGATGACCAAGTTTACCGCATTATTCAGTTCCCACATTTTTTCACCACCAACAAAAGTTTTACCTAATCCCATGTCAAGATAGTAGGCTACCCTGTTGAATGGTTCAGTTTTATGTAATACATCTTTTTGATGGGGCATGAAGTTAATCATCAATAATTACCAGTTTCCAGTCCCCGGACTGATAAAGGGTTTTTGTGTTACAGTCTTTAAGTGTAGAATTTTCCATCAAAACTATACTTTCACGTTTCACCATAGAACCCTTAGGAATAAAAGCAATTGCACTGCCCCAAGCTTCGACCGTGGAACTGCCCCAAGCTTCGACCGTGGAACTGCCCCAAGCTTCGACCGTGGAACTGCCCCAAGCTTCGACCGTGGAACTGTCGTAAGCTTCGACCGTGGAACTGTCGTAAGCTTTGACCGTGGAACTGTCGTAAGCTTTGACCGTGGAACTGTGGCAAGCTTTGACCGTGGAACTGTCGTAAGCTTTGACCGTGGAACTGTCGTAAGCTTTGACCGTGGAACTGTCGTAAGCTTTGACCGTGGA